CCTGGATTTGGCAAGACATTCGCACTCGTAAAATCTTGGCTTACCGTGTGGATTTAAGCGAAAACAGCGACACCATTCGCCTGAGCTTAATGGATTTGATTTGGAAATATGGCATCCCGAAAAAATGCACCATTGATAACACCCGTGCGGCGGCAAACAAATGGATGACCGGGGGCGTAAAAAATCGTTATCGATTTAAGGTAAAAGAAGACGATGTGACAGGGATTATCCCGCTGTTAGGCATCGAATTATTGTGGACTTCCGTGCAATTTGGCAAAGGGCATGGACAAGCAAAACCAATTGAACGTGCGTTTTCGCACGGTGGTTTAGGCGAGTTAGTTGATAAACACCCAAGTCTTGCAGGCTTTTACGCAGGCGAGAACGTTTATAACAAGCCCGACAACTACAACGGCGGGAAAGACGGCGTGGATTATGGCACATTCATCATGGCACTTGAAGACGGCATTCGCACCTTTAACGAACGCGAAGGCAGACAAACCGAAATATGCCAAGGCATTTACAGTTTCAGCCAAGTGTTCGAGCGTGATTATGCCAAGGCGCAAATCCGCAAAGCCAGTAGCGAACAAATGCGGTTTTTAATGTTGATGAGCGAAGCGGTAAGCATTAACAAAGAAGGTAAATTCAGCTTAAAAGTAGGTGGCAAAGTCAATGGTGGCTTTAATGAATACACCGCCTTTGATTTGATTGCCAGTCAACACCGCAAAGTAGTGGTGAAATTTGACCCGGCAGACTTACACAACAAAGTGTGGGTGTACAGCTTAGAAGGTGTGTTCTTAGCCGAAGCCGAATGCACTAGTGCGAAAGCCTTCGGCGACAAAGCCGCAGGACGCGAACACGACAAAGCACGCAAGCAATTCGTGAAAGCGGTGAAAGCCCAAGCTAAAGCGCAAATCAGCATGAACGCGCAAGAAGCGGCACGTTATCAGCCTCAATTTGAGGAAGAAGACGCACCGGAGCCGAAAATCATCGAAATGTTACAACGCGAAGGCACAACCATGCGCAAAGTGGCCGTAGAACTGGACGATGAGGAATTAAACGAGTTTGAACAAGGCTGGCAAAAATGCCTTGAAATGATGAAAAAGGAAAAGGGGCTTTAAGCCACATTTAAGGAGCACAAAACATGACTTTAATTGAACAAATCAAACCATTGTTAGACAGCGGAACCTACTTTCAGCGCGACATTGCCGCACAATCCGGCATTTCCGCCGGAGCGTTGAGCGCGTACCTCAAAGGCACCTACACAGGCAACATCGACAACATCGAAACCGCCCTTGCCAACTGGCTTTCCACCCGTGAAAAGAAAGCAAAAGTGTTTGTAGAAGCACCGCACTTTATTGAGATTCCCACCGCGAAGAAAGTGTTTTCCGCATTGGATATGGCAAAAATCCTGCCGACTATGGTGACGGTGTACGGCGCAAGTGGCGTGGGCAAAACCAAAGCCTGCCAAGAGTATGCGAAAAGTAACCAAAACGTATGGATGATCACCGCAAGCCCGGCGCGCGCCACCTTAAGCAGTATCTTGTTTGAGTTAGCTCTTGAACTGGGCATTAACGACGCACCGCGCCGTAAAGACCGTCTATCTCGCATGATTACCAAGAAACTCAAAGGCACACAGGGTTTAGTCATCATCGACGAAAGCGACCACCTGCCTTACGACGCTTTAGAAGAGATCCGAATCATCCAAGAAGAAACCGAAACAGGCTTCGCACTGATTGGTAACGACAAAGTGTACACACGAATCCAAGGTGGCGTGAATCAAGCGCATGAATACGCTCGTTTATGGTCACGCATTGGTAACAACTGCGGATTAAAAGCCAGTACAAAAGGCGACATTAAAGCTATCGCACAGGCATGGGGGTTAGATGTCGCAGATAAAGACCTGATGACCGTGCTTTATGACATCGGTGGCAAAGCAGGCGGATTGCGCGCTTTAACGCAATATCTACGCCTTGCCGGCATGACAGCCAAAGGACAAGGCACTGTCATCACACTAGACCTCATTTTAACCGCCCAGGCACAAATGAAAGGAGCGAACTAATGGAAAATTCAGCAAAAATCAACCGCACTTTACGCGAACAAGCCAAACCTCACCCTGTGTTTGGTGGATGCAACAAAATCGCACTTGGGTATTTATTACAAGCGCAGAAATGCGTAAACGAACTCAACAAAATGGGCTTGCATGTGGTGAATATTGAGTTCGACAAAATCAAACCACGCGTGCGCATTGAGCAAAATGCCATCACGAAGAAATTTGAGAAAACCGGACAGGCTCTCGCCTATATGCAAGGCAACGACGGTGTGCATTTTGCCGAATACCAAATGATGGTGGAAGGCATAAAAGTGATTTGGCGCAGTTATTTACATTAAGGAGAAACATTGTGAAAACCTTAGCTCTATTACTTGCCGCATTGTGCTTATTATCCGGTTGTGATGTCCGGGCACAATCAGACAGAACACAACTAAAAGAACACTATTACGGCATTAAAGAAGTGTGTATTGACGGGGTGGTTTATCTAATCTTTGACCAATACAACCGTGGCGGAATTACCCCAAAAATTAACGCAGATTTTTACCCTTACACCTGTGTAACCAATCAACAACAAGGAGAAAACAATGGCTAAAAAAGCAACCCGAATTAAAGCAGACACATTCGTCGTGCGCTACCAAACTCGTGACGAAGTGGAAACAGCAATCAAGGAGATCGGCGATTTAAACCGAGAACTAGAACGCCTTGCTATTGAACAAAACGACAAATTAGCGGCAATTACCGAAGAATATGCACCACTCATGAATGAAGTGAAAGAGAAAACCAAACCGATGATGGATGCTGTGCAGGCATGGTGTGAAAGTCGCCGTGACGAACTCACCCAAAACGGCAAAACCAAAACCGGTACATTCAACACTGGTGAGGTGCAATGGCGTCAACGCCCACCAAGTGTGGGGATTCGAGGCGTAGACAGCGTGTTAGATAGTTTAAAAATGCGGGGGTTCACCCAGTTTATCCGCATCAAAGAAGAAATCAATAAAGAAGCCATGTTGAATGAACCGGACACTGCTGCCAGCGTGCCGGGCGTAACGATCAAAACAGGCGTGGAAGACTTTGTAATTACGCCGTTTGAGCAAGAGGTGGCATGATGAAAGATACAACAGAGCTTGAACGGGCTTATCGCTTCTATCAACAAGCCAAACAAGATAAAGATGCGATTGCGTGCGGTTGTTTGAATGATGCTTATGAATGGATTTTTAACGAATTGAAAAAGCTGTTTGATAAGCAGGATTAAAACCTATTTAAACGCTCTTTAAATCCTGTTTTGAGGGGCGTTCATAATATGTTTTAACTAACCGAGAGGACAACACATGGACGAAAAAGAACAAAAGCACAAAGAAGTCGCTGAAAAGGCGGCTGAAGCTGAACGCAACGGCGACTATGAGAAAGCGGCAAGATATTGGACGAAAGCCAGTCTTTTAACTGCTAAATCTGCCGAATTTAACTGGTGCAACGCACGCTCACAATTTTGCCAAAGAATGGCGACTAGACCGTTTACGGGGGAATAAGATGACAGACAAAGAAACCGAACTTCAGCTCGAACAAGCGGTGCGCCAACTCACCCGCGCATTGCGAGAGTTACAAAAAAATCAACCGCACTTTGCGGCGGTGTTTGTGGGTAACGTACAAGCGATGTTACCGAGATTGAGACAGCAGTTGGCGAGATGAAGGTTTGAGATGGAACAAGACAAATTACTCAGAAAAATCAAAAAACTGTTGGCGTTGAGTAAGTCAACCAACCCACACGAAGCGGCAAGCGCACTGGCAATGGCGCAAAAACTAATGGCGGAGAATCAGCTTAATCAGTCACAAGTTGAATTTAGCCAAACCCACGCTAAGCAGAAAACTGCCATGAAATCCGCTAGATATGTACACATGCTGATCTCTGTGATTACAAAGGCATTTGGAGTTGACGGTTATTTATCTAACACTTATCCGGGCAAAAATTACAGCGAAAACAAAATGCATGTTGTATTTTACGGCGCAGAAGAACGCCCTGAAATCGCCTCTTACTGTTTTGATGTGCTATATCGCCGATTACAAGCGGCGCGAAAAGCGTTTTTAGACACGCAAAGCAAACGTCTAAAACGTAGCACATTGATTGCGCGGGGCGATTCCTTTTGCGAAGGCTGGGTTATCGGCGTTAACCAAAACGTGAAACAGTTTGCAATGACCCAGGAAGAAAAGCAAAAAATGGAAATTTACAAAGCAGAAGCGTTTAAGGAAAAGAAATGGAGCGAAACCAAAATACGTGAGAAAGGAAGCTCTAAAGACTACGGTTTGGCGCAAAGTGCAGGCTATAAACAAGGTAAAGAAGTTACGCTGAATCACGGTGTAAATGGAAAAGAGACGGTTAAGTTAGGAGTAAGAGAATGAGTAATAACACATCATTTATAAAACTGAATAAGGAGTTTTTTCATATCCATCAAGGATACCGAATCAGACCTCGTATTGTGACCATTAAAGAAGGCTCAAACTTTAGATTATTTAAACGTAAAAATGGCGAACTCGTCTTGCAAAAAGAGTTTATTGAAACCACGGAATATCTTGATAACCAATCAAAGATGATTAGACCGGTTTGGAAAGATGTGGAAACAGTAAACGAAGACTAAAACTCATTTACAGTCCATTAAATCTCCCCTAGCCCCTCTTTGCGAAAGAGGGGAATTTAAGTGGGCTGAATAATGTGTTTTACAGGAGAAAAGAATGCGATTAACCAAAGAAAAGGCGATTCAGCTGATCCATATTGCCAAGCAACAGCTACGCATGGACGAATTAAGTTATCGGATGTTGCTGAATGAGTTAACCGGCAAAAACAGCACCAAACAAATGACTATAATGCAATTGATTAAAGTTTTAGAAGCCATGGAAAATAAAGGCTTTAAAAAGACCGCAAAACGCCATCATTCGCCGACCACCGAAAACGCCAAAGTGAATAGCTTGATTGCCCACAAAATCCGTGCCATTTGGATTGAAATGGGCAAACAAGGCATGTTGCGCGACGGCTCAGAACGCGCATTAAACGCGTGGGTACGCGGTGTAGTGAACCCAATTTATCAAAAGCGCGGTCAGAATATTCAAATTTTGAACGTAGGTGCGTTGGATAATCAAATGGCGTCATTAGTGTTGGAAATGCTGAAACGTTGGCAAGCAAGGGGGAATGTATGAAATTATGCCGTTGCCCGGTGTGCCATTCAGACATCAACCTAGACCAACTGCTAGAAGATGATGCCGGTCGTGAGTTATTAAGAATCATCACAGAATTAAAATACGGTGTAGCACGCCCGTTGGTTAGCTATATTGCCTTGTTCCGCCCTGAAAAATCTGCCTTGAGCAATACAAGGGCGGTGAAACTTATGCGCGATGTATTAGATCAGTTCCCGCCTTCACAACTTTTGGCCCACTCATTGAGTGAAACAGTCAGTGCGGTGCAAAAGAAACGCCGTGAAAGCAAAAATCTTGCCCCGTTAAGTAATCACAGCTATTTAAAACAAGTGATAGAAACGAACACGCCACTATTTGTCGGCATTGGGACATCAAAACCGGATAATGAAGAACGGAAAGCAGAACCCAAACGGGAAAATGACATCGAAAACACCATTTTATACATTGAAAACTTTGCCCGTTTAGGGCAACCCGTTGAGCATTTGCCGGGATACGAAGTGTGGAAAAAGTGGAAAGAACAACAAAAAGGAGCGAAATAATGAGCACAGAAACCGATATTTTTGATGAAAAAGCCCCTGAAATTTTGGCTGATTTAGCCAAACACATTGAAACGCAGTTGCTTGCTAAAGTGAAGCCAACCACCGAATTCAACGCCGAGCTGGCAAAACAAATCGGTATTGAAGTTGCCGGGCATATTGCGCAAATGTGGGGCGGTGAAGTAATTTACATCCCACGCAACCTGATTTTGTTGTTAAGCGAACGTGACCGTAAGATTTTCAATGAATTCAACGGCACAAATCACCGTGAACTTGCGCGAAAATACAATGTATCAATGCAGTGGATTTACCAAATTGTGAAGCGTGTCACAAAAGAAGAAATCGCCCGACGGCAGTTTGATATGTTTGGGGAAAAATAACCGCTAAAAATGAGAAAAAACGTCCGAAAGGGCGTTTTTTTGTATAAAATCTCCGATGTTAAAAGGAGAATATTATGAATAATGTGTTTTTTGAGAGTTCAAAATCATATAAGCCTGATAGTTTAGATCTGAAACAAATTAAAATAAATGATTACGATGAGCTTCAAAAATTAGCTACATCTTATAAGGGTGATAATTGGGCATTATGTCTTGCATGTTTGTTTAAGGCAAAACCATTTTTATATACTAAGGCTAGTGCTCCTCTTCTGCAACAAATGACAAGATTGCCAATTTTTCTTCAACAAGCAGGATTATTTGAAGAATCCAAGCATGAACTTCAAGAACTATTTGATAATGTGGATAGCCATATTGAAAAGTGCGCAGAATCGATAGGAAAGAATAAAGAATTATACAAAAAATATCTTAAAGCATTGTACTTAAACCATCTGTTTGATAAGGCTAGATTAATTTACAAGAGAGAAGGCTTGAATGATCTATCTATTCAATTTAAGTCTATTGCTTCCTCATATTTCGAAGAAAGCAAGGTTTTAGCTCTAGAGCTTGATAAGTTAAGAAAGCTAGAATTAGCGGAATTTAGACGAGAGTGTGAAGAATTGGATAAGCATTATCCTAATGCTTATGAGGCAGCAGATTTAGTCATAGAACAATCTAAAAAAGCAAAGAAAGTTAAACTGTGGGGAGATATGTTTAAGGTATTTATTCTATTTTTGATTTGTTATTTTATATATAAATTCTTTTAGCGATAACTTCTTTAAATCACTTTAAAATCAATAAAACCCCATCCGTTTTAAACTCCTTTTAAGTTCACTTAGAAGGAGTTTTTTTATGTCTTTATCCCTGCCCATCACCAAAATCGTGATCCACTGTTCTGCCACAAAAAACGGCAAATCATTACGCACGGCAACACAAACCGCCGCGCAACGTATCGACGAATGGCATAAACAGCGCGGTTTTAAGCGTAGCCCTGTGTTAGCCAAACAATTCAATCCACATTTGCAACACCTCGGCTATCACTACGTCATTGACACAGACGGCACCGTTGAAACAGGCCGAATGGTCGGCGAAATCGGTGCGCATGTGAAAGGTCATAATCAATATTCGGTCGGCATTTGCCTTGTAGGTGGTATTGACGCAAGCGGTAAAAACTACGGCGAATACACCGAAAAACAATGGATTTCCCTGCACAAATTATTGCAAAAACTGGAAAGCGAATATCCCAGTGCACACATTTGTGGACATCGTGATTTAAGCCCTGACATCAACGGTGACGGCACAATTACACCAAATGAATGGATTAAGGACTGCCCGTGTTTCGATGTTTGGACGTGGTTAGATTCGGAAGAAGTCGTCAATTTCAACCATTTGTATTTGGGGTAAGTCATGAGCAAACGCGTAAAAAACACCACCGCCCCGAAAGGTTGTGGATACTACAAAGCCCCACGTTGCAAACCAAGCAACAACGCAAAGCGTAACCGCAGAATCAATGGCGGTACAACCGCCGCACAAAGTTTTTACTTATATTGGAGTTACTAATGTTTTCACAGCTTATCACTAACGCCGATGGTCGCCTGTCGACTACGGCATTTATCCAGTTCTTTGGAGCTCTTCTCATGGCGGGGATTTTGGTGTTTTGCGTATGGTTAAATCGCTCCTATGTACCAGAATTATTCACGACATTCGCCCTCTTTTGCGGCGGTGGTGCAGCAACGAAAGGCTTCGCCAACGCAATGCAAAACCGCAATGGCCAAGGGGGTAACGGTGATTAATCTTTATATTGTAGGGGCGGCTTTCGCCGTTTTGGCTGGCGTTTTTATCCATGGTCGCGTGCAAGCGGCAAAAATTCGCAAGCAACAAGAAGAGATCGAATTCGTAAAACGTGAAGCGGCCGCAGTCGCACAGGAGTTAGAAAATGCAAACACTGCAAAAAACATTACTGAAACTAACCGCACTTTGTCTGGCAAGTCTGTTGATGAGCAGTTGCAGTCAAAAGGTTATTTCCGTGAAGACTAGCGGTTGTTCAGCGTTCGGCCTGATTTATCCAAGCCGTAAAGACACCGAAGAAACTAAGCGGCAGGTGCTTAATCATAATTTGACTTATGAAAAAATCTGCCAAAAAAAGGAAGTTAAATAATGCTAGAAACACTGGAGTTTATCCAACGCCATTGGGCAATCGTGGTTGCGATTGGCGGGGCTAAAAGTGAAAAGTAAATTGGAAGAAGCCACGCCTGAAGAGCTAATACAAGCATTACAACGCATAGTCGCTTATCAAGAAAAACGCGCGGTAATGCGAGTGAAATGGTGTATTGACTGTGGAGGGAAAATTCCCGAAAAGCGTCGCTTTGTCGAAGATTGTAAGCGTTGTACCAAATGTCATGTGCGGTGGATTAAGAAAAAATATAAAGCTGAAAGGGTCAAGGAAAAATGATGGATTTATTAGAGTTTATCCAAAAGCATTGGGGCTTAGTTGCCACGGTGATGGGGTCGGTATGGGCTGGCATGAAGTTATCTATGGACAGCAAATACCCAAAACGCAGTGAGATTGACGAAATCCGCAAGAATATTGATGAAGTGGAACAACGCTTAACCAAAGTGGAAGATACGCTCGAACACTTGCCGACAAAAGAAGATTTGTCCACATTGCGTATTTTAATGACCGAAATCAAGGGCGAAACCAACACTACCAATGCACGCCTTTCCACGCTAAGCCATCAAGTCGCATTGCTCATTGAAGAGCGCGTTAAGGGGTAACGATGAGAGATATTTTTATTAAAGACCAACGTTTAGTAATTCTGCGCTCCCTTGTGGACGCCGGGTATGACGCCAATGAATCCATTCTTGACGATTGCTTGGCGTTGTATGGTCACAATATCAGCCGTGATTTAGTTCGTAATCATTTGAACTGGCTGGAAGAACAAGGCTTGGTGCAAATCGAACGCCT